CAGATTCTCCATCTCGGAGATTACTACGATAATCGTAAGACTATCAACTTCAAAGCACTTGCGCATAACCGTAAGATCTTTCTGGAGAAGTTGAGAGAGTATGGTATCACGATGGATATCATTCCGGGCAACCACGATGTGTACTATAAGAATACCAATGAGTTGAACGCGTTGAAGGAACTTCAAGGTCACTACATGAATGAGGTTAACCTTATCATGGAACCGACTACTATGGAGTATGGTGGACTGAAGGTTGCAATGGTTCCTTGGATCAATCCCGAGAATGAGAAATCTACTCTGGAATTCCTGAAGACTACCAAGGCAGAAGTCGTGGGTGCACACCTTGAACTTGCAGGATTCGAGATGGCTCGTGGTCAAGTCTGTAAGGATGGTATGGATAAGTCTGCGTTTGATCGGTTCGAAACTGTACTGACCGGACACTTCCATGCCAAATCATCACAGGGTAACATTCATTACCTTGGTGCACAGATGGAATTCTTCTGGAATGATTGTGGCGACCCTAAACACTTCCATGTCCTTGATACCAAAACAAGAGAAGTGGAAGCGATCCGTAACCCAATCACCATCTACGAAAAGATTTACTATGACCACGTAGAGATGGGTGAGTGGAAGTTCAGGGATTTGTCTTACTTAGATAATAAGTTTGTTAAGATCATAGTGAACAATAAGGGTGATGCTCTACAGTTCGAACGTTTTGTGGATCGTGTACAACAACAGAAGATTCATGAACTGAAGATTGCAGAAGACTTTAAAGATTTCCTTGGTGAGAATGTTGGTGACGAAAACATATCTGTTGACGATACTCATACCTTAGTCAACGATTATATTGACAATGTTAATACTGATCTGAATAAGGACAGGATCAAAACAGAGATTTCATACCTTATGAAAGAAGCCCAAAGTATGGAAGTAATTTAATTTGAAGAGTGAATATGGTGTTCGAGAGATAACCATGAGTCAAGGATCAGATTGTATTAAGAGGTACCACTATCTTGGTACCCCATACATGGATGCACCGACCAATAAGTTTTATGGTTTGATCTACGGTGAGGATGTCGTGGGGGTGGTTCAGTTCAGTGAAGGGCATTGTGATCCGTCTTTCGTTCCAATCTACTTTGGAGTGGACTCCCCCACGACCGGACTCTGGGACATGGCCAGACTGGTCGTATCCGCCAAACACCAAAACGAATATAACATTACCTCGTGGTTTCTATCGCGAGCATTGAAGATGTTGAAACCTAGGTATGTGTTGACAATGGCAGACCGTAGGATGCACAATGGTACTATCTATGCGGCAACTGGGTTCGACTACTATGGACTTCAGAAGGGCAGGGACAGAGCCATTCGGGGTTATGAGGACGTGGACTTTCATGTTTTCACTAAGTCATATGATCCTTCTATTAAATGCGTGTGGGATAAAATAAAGTTTGACAAGACTGACTATTAATGGTATAATACCTGTATGATAAAATTTAGTAAACTTCGATATAAAAACTTCCTGTCATCTGGTAATGCCTTTACAGAGATAGACTTTGCAGCATCCTCTACGACATTGGTCGTGGGTCACAATGGTGCGGGTAAGTCTACTATGTTGGACGCATTATCCTTTGGTTTGTTTGGTAAACCCCACCGTAAGATCTCTAAGGGACAACTGGTCAATACCATTAATGGTAAAGGAACAGTTGTTGAAGTTGAGTTCTCTATGGGTTCACAGGAATATAAGATTGTTCGTGGGATAAAACCTAACATATTCGAAATCTGGGTTGGTGGTAATATGATCAACCAAGACTCTCATGCAAAAGAATATCAGTCTATGCTTGAGAAGAATATACTAAAACTTACCCACAAATCTTTTCACCAGATTGTTGTTCTCGGATCAAGTTCCTTTGTTCCGTTTATGCAGTTGACCGGTGGTGCGAGACGTGAGGTAATCGAGGATCTTCTCGACATCAATATTTTCTCTAAGATGAATAGTATTCTGAAAGAAAAGATGTCTGTGTTGAGAGATCAGATAACCACGAATGGTTACAACATAGAGATGTGTAAGACTAAGATAAACTCACAGAAGAAGTATCTACGTGATTTGTCTGCAATCAACACAGCACATCGTAAAGAGAAAGAGTCAGAGATTGCGGCTAACCAGACTGAGATCGAGTTTCTTCAGGGATACAATACTGAACACATGGAGATTGTGACGACACAACTAGAAGACGTGTCGAAGAAAATCGAAGGTATAAACTCCAATCGTAACAAACTGATCGAGTACCAATCGACCTTCAAATCACAGATTAAGACTGTGGTTAAGGAATCGAAGTTCTTTGACGAGAACGAACACTGTCCTACCTGTGACCAAGGTATTGCCGAAGACCTACGTGAGTCTAAGAAGGTATCTGCGAAGTCACGTGCAAAGGAACTGAACTCTGCAATGTCTAAGTCAACTCAACAGATGGGGACTTACGATGAACAACTTGTAGAACTCCATAGTCGGTTAGAAGAGGCCAAGACTTTACAGAACAATGTGAATAATAATAACCAGATGATTGCTAGGTTATACAAACAGAATGATAGTATTCGTTCTGATATAGATTCACAATCAGAAACCACCGGCGACCTCAAGAGTGCTAACGAAGAGTTAGAGACTTTGAACACCGAACTGCACAAAACTCAGGACGAGAAGTATATCCTTGCTGAACAGTACTCGTACAACCAAGTGAATGCTGAGTTGTTACGTGATACCGGCATCAAGACCAAGATCATCAAACAGTACATTCCGGTCATCAATCAACTGACCAACCAGTACCTACAGATCTTGGACTTCTTTGTACATTTTGATCTGGACGAGAGTTTTCAAGAGACTATCCGGTCACGTTTCCGTGATAACTTCTCTTACGATTCTTTCTCGGAAGGTGAGAAACAACGAATCGATTTGTCTCTATTGTTTACGTGGAGACAGATTGCTAAGATGAAGAATTCAGTCGCAACCAATCTATTGATTTTGGACGAGACTTTTGATTCATCATTAGACGATGATGGGGTTGACAATCTTATGAAAATCCTGTATAGTCTAGGGGAAGAGACAAACGTTTTTGTTATCTCTCACAAGTCGGAACTTGAGGATGCTCAATTCCAACGTAAACTGGAATTTGTTAAAGAGAAAAACTTTTCTAAATTAAAAGCTGCATAAGGGTTGACAAACGTTGCCCAATGTTATATAATGACTGTATATTAACTGAGAGAACTAAATCATGGAACTATCTGATCGTACCTTATCGGTACTTAAAAACTTCGCAAACATCAATTCTAACATTGTGTTTCGTGAAGGCAATGAACTAAAAACTATTTCGGTCGCAAAGAACATTCTTGCAAAAGTTACCCTAGATGACGATATCCCATCCACCTTCGGTATCTACGACCTTAATGAATTCCTTAGTGTGTTGGGTCTAGTTGAGAAACCCGCACTAAGATTCGAAAAGACTCACGTAGTAGTCTCTGACTCTACCGGTCTTCGTGGTAACCGTTACTTCTATTCTGACATTGATATGTTGTCTGCACCTAGTAAAGATGTCATCATGCCAGAACCAGAAGTTAAGTTTACCCTAGATACTGATACATTGAGTCGATTGAAGCGTGCGTCCTCTGTCCTAGGACACGATACTATCTCTATCACCCCCGAAGGTAAGTCTATCAAACTTACTGTGGTTGATAACGATGACGCAACTTCTAATAGTTTCTTCTCATATGTTGAAGGAGAGTTCCAAGAAGGAGTTGATTTCAACTTTGTCCTGAATGTGAACAACTTGAAGATTGTTTCCGAAGACTTTGAGGTTGGTATTTCTAAGAAATTGATCTCTAACTTTAAGTCGAAACAATCGTCCATTGAATATTTTATTGCACTTGAAAAATCATCTACTTACGGAGTATAAGAAATGAGTAACAAAGAAAAGGCACCAACACCACCAGTTAAAGACGAACGTATCGCAGTACTGTTAGACCTCGCTAATCGAGTCTCACGATCTACTGTCGCAGTAATCGATACTGTAGTACAACGTGGTGGCTTCAAAGGTGAAGAATTGTCTACGATTGGTCAGTTGCGAGATCAAGCAATTGAATCTATCCAACTAGTTGAACAGTTACAAGACCAGTAACCAACTAAGCGTTTGTCGTCTAATTGGATAAGGCATCCGCCTTCTAAGCGGATTATTGCAGGTTCGAGTCCTGCCAGACGCGCCAAATAATGCGGGTGTAGTATAGTGGTATTACAGGAGGTTTCCAACCTTTTGATGGGAGTTCGATTCTCTCCACCCGCTCCATATTATTA